TCATCGGAGAAGCTGGCGGGTGTATCTGCGCGATACCCACCCCTCCAGATCAGGTTCTGTCACCACAGAAACGTAAAGCCAGCCACGATCACTATTGTCCAAGATCTTCAGCACAGCCCGATCCGGTAGAGCGTCCCGCAGGATTTCGTGTTTCATCCCCGGCCCCGATCTCAAGCGAACATCGGTGCCATCAACGACCCTAAACCCGCGGAGATATTCAACCGGCGCGTCGACTTCGCACATGAACGCTCGAACAGCTTTCCCTGCCTGGTTCGCAGTAGCAAAAGGCGCCAGTTTCGACTGAAAAAAACAAAGCTCTTGCCTGACTGCACTTTCAGTAGCGATGAACACCATTAGGATCCAGAGGAGATGCAGGATTAGGACGAAGCGGGCCTTGGCTACATCAGACCAGGTCGACACATCCCGGCCAGCCCGAAGCGATTGCACCATCTCCCGCTCAAGCTCAACCGCCTCGCCGTCTATCACTTCGGCAATGCTCGATCTCATCGACACGGCGGTCGGACCGTCATACCTCACATACTGCGAGTGCGTTCGCGTAGTGAAACCGGACTCGTCAGAAGCCAGATAGTCCGCAAGCGGAGACCGTTCACGTAGAGCCTCGACGGTAGCGAGCAGCGCCGACGATCCGGCATTGGCAAACGCGGTGCTGTCGAAAATCCCCCACTGCTTAACCGCAGCTGAGGCGAGCAAGGCTGATGATCCGACGGTAGAAAACGCCTCCCTATCGAAGTTTTTCCAACTATCACTGGCTTCAGCTAGGTTCCGAAACCGGTCTGTCAGGCTTAGCAGGCCGGCCGCGGATCCTGCCTGCACCAGTGCCGTCTCCATGGTTCGGTTGTGCTCCGCCAAGAAGCTCTGGACCATGCGATCGCTCGCCCGCAATTGCTCTTGGATAGCAGGCGAAATCGAGGCGGTCGCCCGCTCGAAGAGCGACTTCATCTGCATGTCGCACTCTCGCAGAAGCTTTTCCATCTCTTGCACAGCGGAGTTACCCGCAAACAAGGCCTGCATTTCGTCGAACGGACTTTTCATTGCGCCTCCGCAGAGAGCGGGCAAAGCGTCGCCGTTCTCTTAGCCAACGGATTCAGTCTCACCACATCAGCCAAATGCCCTGGGCTGAAGTGGGCGTATTTCTGCGTCATGGCCAAGGTGGCGTGGCCCAGGACGCGCTGTAGGGTCAGGATGTCGCCGCCGTTCATCATGTAGTGGCTGGCGAAGGTGTGGCGCAGGACGTGGGTGAGCTGGCCGTCTGGCAGCTCCAGACCGATCTCCTCCACCACATCGCGGAATTTCGAATAGCTGGGCTTGAACGGCAGGGCTTTGGCCAGCCGCTCCTGCAGCTGGTCGTCGATGGGTACCGAGCGGTTCTTGCTGGACTTCGTCTTGCTGTAGTGGATCAGCCCGTGACGCACCTGACGGGGCTGCAGGCTTTCGCCCTCGCCCCAGCGGGCGCCGGTGGCCAGGCATACCTCAGCGATCAGCCGCACGTGCGAGCTCTCATCGCCCAGGCCGGCCAGCAGTTCAGGGATCTGCTCGGCGCTCAGGTAGGCCATCTCCGCTTCGTCAAACTTCAGCGGCCGCACCTTGGCCAAGGGATTCTCCCCTTTCCACTCGCCCAGGCGCTCGAGCTCGTTGAACACGGCGCGCAGGTAGGCCAGTTCGTGGTTCAGCATGTTGGCGCTGATCGGCTTCGGCTTCTCGTCGGCCTTGCTCAGCCCACGCCCAGGCTTCGCCCGGGTGTGCTTACCCTCGGCACGCTCGGCGCGGTAGGTGGCAAAGTGGTTGGCGGTGAACTTGTGCGCCTTCGGGTCGCCCATGCGCTCGGCCATTGCCAGCAGCAGCGCCAAGCGCTGCTCGCCGGTTTTCAGGTTCTGGCCGTGGAGTGTGTACCAGAGGTCGATCAGCTTGCTCAGCCGACGTTCATCGAGCTTGGGGGCCTTCTCGAATTCGCCCTTGGAGCCGTCGCCCATGATGCGGCGCTCCAGGTGCATGGCCTCGTTCTTCGACTTCACCCGCCGGCGGATCCGCGGGCCGGCGCGCCCCTCCGGCCGGCAGTCGACGAGCCATTCCCCGGTGTCGAGCTTCTTGATCGACATCGGCTTATTTGTATACGCGACGCTTTACACCGAGCACCTGCCGCAGAGTGCCCACCTCGCCAGTGGCCACATCGGTGACCTTCCGGCCCTTGGTTAAATAACCAAGGCAGTAATAGCGCGACGCGCCACCAGAGGGCGTGGCCTGGAAGTAAGTGTTCTGATCCTCACCAAACTCAGGGCATATCACCTTGGCGGCGACTGCTGTGACTTCGTACGGCTTACCACTCCCCCTGTCTCGGTAGCCGAAGGATATTTCCTTCCGTCCAGTCCAGAGCGTTTCGAATGTACGCTCCGACTCTGCTACTTCCCGATCTTCGTTCCATACGCCGGCATAATCGGGAGGAAAGCCCCCATCGCCTTGAAGGCCTACCGATGCTGAAACAGCCGGCGCCGACACCCCAGCAGATTTGGCGTCGCTCTTCCGCGCTCGGAAGTACCGAACTGACTCGACTATGGCCCAGACCAGGTAAAGGCCCATGGGCACTTTCACCCACTCTGCGCCGCCCGTTGCGGCGGATAGGAGCAGTGCAATTACGAAGTACCCACCCCACACATAAAGCGGCCTGACCGGCTTAGGCAGATTCATGGCTGCACCGGACTGACCTGCCCACAGGCCGGCGCAGTTTCGTCCGTCATCAACCAGAGGGTGTACTTCTTGAATTGAGGGTGCTGCAGCACCTTCGTCAAAGCGCCGTAGCCCATCTCGAACATGGACGCCTCGTACTTCTTGTACGTGCTGATGCTGAAGTCTAAGAGCTCACAGAACTCTGTTTGGGTCATTCCTTCGGCCTTACGCATCGCCTTCAGCTTCGCTGCAAATTCCATTCTTCCCTCTCTTGACAAGACCCTATATAGGATCCACCATTGGCCCCTATATAGGAACTTTGCACGGCAATATCACTAGAGAGGTTACCAGAATGCAGATCACCATCGACACGCCCTACGTAACAGTCCAGGAGTTTGCCCGCCGCTCCGGCATGTCCGACCGGTCCATTCGCCGGGAGATCGAGCAAGGGAACTACATCATTCGCCCAAAGGTGGAGGGCTCGAAGTCAGCAGTGCTGATCAACATGATTCACATCGCCGTCGAAGCGGCGGAGCAGGCTGAGCGAGTGCGGCAGTCTGGCGCCGGCAGTCAGTCAGCCCAGTGCTGACGGAGGCGGCCATGAAGTTCGAGGAGATCTACCACCGGGATGTGGTCCACGCCCTGGAGAACGACCGGGAGCTGGACTTCGAGTCCATCACCGACACCTACCTGCAGAAGGGCCTGTGCCCGAGCTGCGGCAAGCGCAAGCTGTTCATCAGCCGGAAGAAGCCGTTCCAGCTCAAGTGCAACCGCGACAACGAATGCCAGTTCGAGCAGAAGACCCGCGAACGCTACGCCCACCTGTTCGAGAACCTGAGCGAGCGCTTCCCGAAGACAGAGGCCAACCCCAACGCCACCGCCGACGCCTACCTGCAGCGCAACCGCGGCTTCGACACCAGCAAGCTGCAAGGCTGGTACAGCCAGGCCCGGCGCAAGCTGAAAGACGAGAGCTGGGCGGACACGGTGCGCTTTCCACTGTGCGACGGCTACTGGGAACGGATCATCGATGCCACCGCGGTGGCGCGTAACGAAGGCGACAAGGCCGGCATCAAGTACGGCATGAACTACAAGGGCCGGGGCTGGGTGCCGCCGGGCCAGGTCATCAACAAAGGCGACCGGGTCTACATCGTCGAGGGCATCTTCCACGCCATCGCCCTACACCTGGCCGGCTACAAGGCCATCGCAGCCATCAGTTGCGTCAACTTCCCCTGGGACATCGTCGAGGAGAACCGGGGCAAGGGCGTCACCTGGTGCATCGGCCTGGACGATGACCCCGCCGGGCGCAAGTACATCCCCAAGTACTGGAAGCAGCTGCGCGAGCTGAACGAGCTGGGCTGGGTCGCCCTGGCCGGCGAGCGCGACTGGGACGATGTCTACCGCGACGGCGATCTAGACGACGCCTTCCTCGAGGAGGCTTGCTACCGCGGCCGGCTGTTCACCGCCAAGTCACCGATGAAGGTTGCGTACCTGCTCTACATGAAGGGCAAGCGCAGCTTCTTCCTGCTCGATTATGAGAACCGCCTGTATTCGGCGCGCATCAACGTGGCCGAGCTGCAGAAAGACCTCGACGGCGACGAGGTGGACGGGCACTACACCGACTTCGCCAAGCACTGCGCCGTCGCCCAGGTGGCCAACTGCGTACCGGAATTCGAGTACATCCAGCGCGACGCCATCACCGGCGATCAGCAGTACTTCTTCCAGTTCCGTTTCCCCAATGCCCGGCAGGACTGCAAGGTGCCGCTGGCTCCCAGCGCCGTGGGCGAGCCCCGCAGCTTCGCCAAGGCGATGCTCGAGCGCACCCCGGGCGGCGACTTCCAGGGCGGCGAGCGCGTGCTGGCCATGCTGCGCAGCCGCTGGCTGGATAACGCCATGACGGTGCGCACCCTGCCCTTCGTCGGCTACGACGAGGAGACAGGCATCTATGTGTTCCAGCAGTTCGGCTATCAGAAAGGCCGGGAGTACCTGGCCAACAAGAATGGCTTCCTGGACGTCGGCCGCGGTGGCCTAAAAACCTCGCTAAACAGCTTTCGCGTGGTGCATGGACAGGACTTCAAGCCGGACTGGTTCAATGACTTCCTGGCAGTCACCCACTTGAACGGGCTGGCCTCATTGACGTGGTGGACAGGCACTCTTTTCGCCCAGCAGATCCGCCAGCGCCAAGCCAGCTGGATGTTCTTCGAGCTGACCGGCGAGGCCGGTGCCGGCAAATCATTCCTGCTGCGCTTCCTGTGGCGCTTGCTGGGCAGGCCGAACCAAGAAGGCGTGAAGCCCAACAGCGAAGGCTCCACCAGCGTTGGCCTGATCCGCGCCTTCTCCCAGGTGAGCAACTTGCCGGTGGTGCTGATCGAGTCGGACACGAAGTCGGTCGACGCTCAGGGCCGAGTGGTGGTGACCCAGTACAACTGGGAGAAGGTGAAGCCGCTATTCGACCACAACGCCACGCTGCGCACGGTGGGCGTGAAGTCCTCGAGCAATGACACCGACAGCCTGATCTTCCGCGGGGCGCTGTGCATCAGTCAGAACGCCAGCGTCGAGGGAGACGAGTCGATCATGACCCGGATCGTGCACATGCACGCCACCAAGGCGCACCACACCTTCGAGCTGAAGGCGCTCTCGCTAAAGCTGAAGGACATGCCCGACGAGGAGCTGGCCGGCTACCTGCGCCACTGCCTGGAAAACGAAGCGGCCTGGCTGCAGCGCTACTTCGAGGCCTTCCCCATCTACGAGAAGCGCCTGCAGGAAAACAGCGCCATCCGCCACCAGCGCATCGTGCTCTGCCACGCCCAGCTGATGGCCGCAGCCCATGCCACCCAGGCCTTCTTTCCCGACTGGAGCGATCGCACCCTGGACCAGCTGCTCAAGCACATCGAGGCCCGGGCCGTGGACCGCCAACAGCGGGTGAGCAAAGAGGACACCATCGCCTCGCGCTTCTGGCAGATCTTCCACTACCTGAACGAACGCGTGGTGACGGTGCAGGAGTCAGGCGAGGCCCCCAAGGAGATCATCCAGGAGACGCTGAACCACAGCGCCGACAAAGGCCTGATCGCCATCAACATCGAGCACTTCCACAACGCCTGCCGCCTGGCCGGGCAGGAGGTGATCCCCGCCGTACAGCTGATGCGCGCCCTGCCACTCAGCACCACATACCGCTTCTTGGAGAACCGCAAAGTGCGCTCGGTAATCGAGAAGCGCTCCCTCCAGTGCTGGGTATTTGCTCGGGGGAACTGGGCATGCTGAGCCGTATGCGTCAGGCGGGCGTGTGTGTGCGTATAGGGGGGTATGGCTCACGGTGTGTATGGCCCCGTTTGGTCCGGAACATCCGGAACATTGGAATTATTGAAAAGGAAACTCTTATAGAACAAGGAGTTACAAGTAGAAACCCGTTCCATCAGCACCGGAATACAGTGGAACACGCCGGAACAACCTGTTCCGCCAAGTTCCGCAATTGTTCCGCCAAGACCTTTTCACCGGAACGGCCTGTAGCCCTTGCCGCGCGCGGCGTCCAGCGATTCGCCCGGAAAACCTGTTCCGGCATGTTCCGGCAGCGGGGGAACAACGCAAACAGGGCTGCAGCCCACGTGCCGTCTGGCCTCCAGCCGTTTCACTCTGATGCCTGTTCCGGATGTTCCGGGGGGTGGCACCCCGTGACGCGTGCATGTGGGGAAGCAGCGCCATGACCACGCCCGCCCTTTCCACTGACGAAGCCCTGCTACGGGACTGCCTGGCGCTCGACATGCTGAACCGCTGGACGCCTCGACAGATCCGCGAATGGCTCGCTGACCCGACTTTCCCCGACGAGTACCGCGAAGACATGCGACGCCGCTTGAACCAACTGAGAGAGGAATACCGCAACCATGAATAGCCAACGCCTGATACCAAAGATCAACGATAAAGCGTTCGCAGCCGTAGGAAAGGCCATGGGCCCGCGGATGCCGACCTGCACCGATCCCTTCTTTTCTGCCTGGAAGAAGGGCGCCGAGCTGATCGGCGGCGAAGCGTTCCCATTTGCCCAAGGCGGCATTAATACCTGGGCTGACGCCCAGCTGGGCGCCCTGCCCGCGCTGCTGAAAACCCTGAACAGCCTCGACCTGCCGCGCCGCGCCCTGCTGCTGACGATGATCAGCCTGGAGCGCCCCGAGCAAGCCCGCTGGATCACCCGCGAATTGGGCATGCACTACGGCCACCTGACCGCCCGCCAGCTGGGCGACGAGGTCTTCGCCGCCACCTTCGACCTACTCCGCACCCACCACTGAAAGGAGCAACACCATGACCAACCAAGCACATACCGCTTCCGCCAAGCCGATGAACAATCTGCTGGATGCCATGCACCGCCTCGAGCGCTCCCACGAAGAGGTCATCGACGCCGAGCAGCGACTGGCAGACGCCAAAAGGTCCTTCGACGAACAGGTGGCCCATCTCAACACCGCCTACACCGCAGCCTGCAATCGGGCCATCGAGCTGGGTGAGAAGAACTTCCCCGAGCAGTTCGCGCTGCGCGGCCTGACGCTCACCTTTGACGACGAGGGGGGCTGTTCCGTCGAGCGTCGCGCGCTTGTCGAGCCGTATGAGCTGCTGAGCTGGGCCAAGAAAGCGGGCGAGGAATAAGCGCAATGCGACTGACCTACTGCGCCAACGGCGTCGCCGGCCATATCGATCTGCCGATCGCCTGCATCGAGGTGATGACTGCCGAATCGCTGGCCGAGCTCGCCGCGAGCTGCCACTGGCGCGACCACCACCCGACCGCAGTGCCAGGCGAGCTGACGCAGGTTTACCTGCAGGACCTGGACGGCAAGGAATTGGGGATGTTCGAAGTGCGGCGCGAAATGCGCCCGGTATTCACGGCCAGCGCCCTACCCGGGCGGGGCTGAAAAGAAGGGTGTCGAGGAGCGGCAACTCCCCGACACCAACCACCAGCAAAGGAGCAACACCATGCAAGCACAACACCCAAGCGGCAGCGGAGCAAAGGCTACCACAGCACCCCGCCACCTATTGGTGACCGCCACGTCCATCGTTGGCGAGGCGCTGGTCCGCTACCAGGTGCAGAAAACCGCCGAAGCGCGAATCCGCCTGGAAAGCGTGGCCGACATGGCCCACCGGCTCGGCGAACTCACCCCGGCCGACGCCGCGGTGATCACCAAGCTGCTCGCCCAACCCTGCGCCGCGCCCCGTGCCGCTGCGCCTACTTTGAATTGAGGTGATCTATGGTTGATTCCAACCCCATCAAGCCTACGTCCGAAGACACCCCGGATCGGACCATCTACGAATGCACAGGCTGCGGAACCGTAACCCGCGACCGCGTCGCGCAGATGGTTTTGTACAAACGGGCCGGAGCGCTGAGCTGCTGTCCGGAACGAAATATGGTGCCGGTCCAGTCAGCCGAAAGGGCGCTTGTAATGCCAGATCCGAAGCCGGTTCCCGTCTACCAAGTCGCGCCTTTGGCCGCAGAGTCTGCAATCGGTTGGAACAATGCGCTGCGCGAAGTTGCCAGGCTCAACGGTACCCGCTCCGCACAGACCGAGCAGCAGCCATCAGCGGCGCATCAGATCCTCGATTTGATTTTGGATCAGTGCCGTTACTGGCATGGACGCGACGAGGCAAGGCGTGGGGGCTTTGCCTGTCTCTACGCCGCTGCGAAAGAGGTTGTAGATCATGCACGTTGAAATCCGCACCCGCTTCACCGGCATGACCTACATGGCCACCGTGCGCGGTGAGAAACAGACGGCGAGCTGCACCATTGATGCCCGCCACGCTGCCGAAGCACTGGCCAGGAAGCTGGGCTTGGCGCCGGGCCTCCTCCAGGAACAACCCGACCTGCTCAACCCGCGTGAGCGCACCACGTTCACCCACCCGGGTGACCTGCTCGAGGAGGCCGGCGATGCCCCTGCCCTATGAAAACGCCACAAGCGGCGATAAGGCCTTCGCCGAAATTCAGAAGGTGCTCGGACGGTTCGGCTGCGACAACTACGGGATCATGCAGAAGGCGAAGGATCAGGTGACTCTGGTTCAGTTCGACTGGAACGGGCGCACCGTGCAACTGCCAGGACACTGGGGTGGATACGCCACCACCTGGTTGCGCGAACATCCCTACACCAGTCGGATGCGCTGCACCGAGGCTGAGCACCGCGACAAAGCCATGCGAATAGCTCAGATCGCCGTCTGCTCGATGCTCCGGGATTGGGTCAAGGCGCAAGTAACCGCAGTCGAGTGCCAGCTGATGACCTTTGAAGAGGTGTTTATGCCCCACATGCTGCTACCCAACGGCCAGAGGATGGTCGATGCAGCACAAAAGCTGCTGGAGAGAGCTGATGGATGACACTCCCGAAAAGCTCTGCAAGAAGTGCGGCGAGCACTGGCCGGCCGATAGCGAGTTCTTCTACCGGCGGGCCAGTAGCGAGGATGGGCTAAGCGATACCTGCAAAGCTTGTTATGCCGATATGCCCAGCGTGCAGAAGCGCAACCGCAACAAGATCGGCCGGGTGCTCTCGGCGTGGGAACAACTGGACCTGGAGCGCACCGGCAGCAACGCGCCGATGTGCATGTGAGGAGAACGCCATGCTGATCGATGGACAACTGATCGCGGTACCTGAGGCACGGCAGCGAAAGGCGCGTGAGCAACTGGACCTGCCTTCCGACTTTGCCCTGGTCGAAGCCACCCGCGTGCTACAGCACGACACAGGCAACGGCGTGGTGCAAATCCCGCTGCCGCCTGGCCTGTTCGTGGTGGCCTTCGAGAACCTAACCGGCCAGCGCCGTTACGGCGTGGTGATGATGGAAGAGGTGCAATAACATAAAAACGTGCTGGCAATAATCGCCAAAAAGAAAGAGCGCTCCGGCGCTCTTTTTTATTGCCCGCATAACACTCGATCGCCTGCAGCCCTAGCAAACGCTCAGCCGAAACTAACTCAAACGCTCGTTACGTAACTACTTAGGTACTTACTTATTGCACCGTGCAGCGCAGGATCAAAAGGACATTTGTGCTTTTGTGCTTTCTACTTAATAACGCGCTATAGAAATAACGAAAGCGTCAATTAACGCAATAATGCGTTGGTCAATATTGGCTTAACAGCATCAGGAAAGGTGCGATAAAGGCGCCAATCCTGACAGAGCCCCGCCGCACGGGCCTCCTAGCACGGTTTCGGCTGTGTCATCAGCCCTGCTGATAAATATTTTTCGTCGCGACACCAGAATTAGAAAGTGCTTGACGCTGCAAAAAACAACTACCTAGAATCCGTCGCACTTGAAGTCTGCCGGACAAGGAGATGCAACATGCAGAGCAAGAAGAAGTCACTGTTAGAGCTGCGGGAAGAACTGCAAGAGTGCGGATATTCGTTATCACTGGTTGTCGATATATCAACTTCGGATATCGAACTATCCGAGGGCGGCCGGCTTGGCTTCGTGGAATTCGGCATGGCAAGCGTGCGCCGGCTGCACGCGGCCGTTGAGAAACTGGGCGATTACGCCGAGGGCAGTCTACCCAGCTGATCGAACAGGTCCTTCTGCTGGGCGCGGGTCAGGTCACGCAAGCGGTCGAATAGCAGACGGTCGACCGCCTTGGCCGAAGGGCTGAGGGTGTGGGAGAAGGTCAGATTGGCCACCCAGCTGTGGCCGCAATGGGGTTCCAGGCACTGGCAGTACAGCCGGGCGAACTCACGGGACAGTTCATCACGCGACGCGATGCGCCCTTTGCCGCCACACTCCTTGCAGTAGACCCGCATAGCGCCCCTCCCCAGGGTTCCGTTCTAGGAACCTATTCTGCCAGCTTCCCCACTATCTGTAGTGTTTTTCTGACGCCAAAACACAACATCATGGCAATTCGCCTGATAGAGCCGGGCACGATCAGCCCGCCGCCGGCTCGTTCCAAGCCACCCGCCGATCGGCGCGCAGCGTGGCGTTGATCTGCAGGAACAGCATGGCGATCGGGCGGATCTCGTTGTTGGTGAACACTCGATCGATCTTCTCGATGTCGCCGAAGCCGCTGGAGTTCTCCGGCATGATGCCGGCCAGCGCAGGGTTCATGCGGTGCGCGGCGATCACGTCCGCCCGGGTGATGTTCTTGATCCGCTCGAACTCGTCCTTGGTGGCGACGTCGCCGATCGGGATGATCTGAATGGCCTTCTCGGTCCCGCCCGGAATGTTGACGAACAGCGAGCGGAAGTTGCCCACCCCTTTGCTGCCCTGGATCTGCTCCTGGAGCCGCTTTTCGTCATCCTCAGTGAGGTCTGGATCGTTGGTGTAGAAGACGAAGCCCGCGTGCGCGCCGTTGTTGTAGTAGCGCCGGCGGAACAGCGTGGCGCTCTCGTTGAGCAGCAGCGAGTGCATGCCGCCCAGGTAGTCCGGCACGCCGTAAACGTTCTGCTCCACGTCGTAGTCCATCACGTGCTCCACCTCGTCTTCCTCGAAGTGCAGTTCCTGCCCCTTGGGCAGCAGCATCACAAAGCCGCCGCCGACCTTGCGCCGCATGTTGATCGCCGGCAGGTGCTGCAGCTCGAGCACCTGGCCGATGATGTTGCGCATGCGCTGGAAGTAGGCCTCGCCGAAGACGATGAAATCGAGCGCCGCGCGCCCCATGGTCTGCGCGCTGCAACCGGCCGAGGGGCGGAAGTCACGCAACAGCAGGTTGCGCTTGAACTTCGGAATGGCGCCGTGGTGAGCGTTGGCGCGCAGCAGCTTGGCCAGCCCGGTGCGCGACACCGGCGGCGTGTACAGGCGCCCGTCGTCGCTGGCGAACACGCCCAGGTACTGCCCCATGTTTTCGGCCAGCACCGATTCGGGCGCGCCGAACGAGAACGCCTTGGGCGCCCGGTTGGTTGCTTGTTGCTGCTGCGGTTTGCGCTTTGCCATGGCTGACCTGTTCGAGTGATGACCAGCGGCTGCGCCGCCGTTTGTTGGTGTTGAGGGGTTCATGGGCCAGCGCGTGCATGATCGCCCAGGCGATGTCGGCGTGGCCGGTGGCGTCGGTGCGCGAGGCGCTGTAGGTGATCTGGCCGCTGGCAGTGGCGCCGCGCTTGATCGTCAGGAAGGCCGCGGCGATGTCGTTCCAGCCGGCGTCCCATTCGATGCGGCTGCCCTGGACGGTGTCCTGCGCCTTGAGCACCAGGGCGTTCTTCGTCTCCAGGCTGTAGTGGATCGGCGTGGCCCGCGGGAAGAAGTCGCGCACCAGGTCGAACACCCCATAGCCAACCCCGGTGATGTCGATGCCGATGTGCACGACGTTGAAGCGCTCGGTGAGCTTCTTGACCTGGCCGGCCTGGTAGGTGAACGAGTGCCCCCGCCAGCTGTGTTTCTCCAGGATGCGGAACTTGCCGCCGGCCTCCAGCGGTGGCGCGACCACCACACAGGTGGCGTCGTCGCGGGTGCGGCTGGGGTCGTAGCCGAGCCAGACCGGGCTGTTGCCGAATGGGCGCGGGGCGTTCGGGTCGGGGTCGTAGTCGGTCCACAAGCTCTGGTCGGAGTAGCAGCGCTCAAGGTCGGCCAGGCTGAAGACGCTCTGCGTGCTGTCGATGAATTTGCACATGTAGAGCTGATCGAAGCGGTCTTCGTCGTTCTCCAGGCGCAGGCGATCGATGTCGAACAGGTCGCAGCCGCCGGCCACGGCGTCCTCGATGGTGATGATCTTGCGCCACTGGCCATCCGGACAGAGCGCACCCTGGTGAATGGCCGCTTCGCTGGGCCACTCCTGCCCGAGCTTTTTGCCGCGCTTGCTGTTGCGGAACTCCTCGCCAGTCCAGAACGGGTAGGCCTGATGGGTGACGGCGCTGGGCGTGGAAAAGTAGGTTTTTCGCCACTTTTTGTGCGTGGCCATCGCCCCGGCGAGGCTGTTCAGCTTCTCGAAGTCGCGGATCCAGAAGTACTCGTCGATGTAGACGTGCCCGTGGTGACCCTGGGCGGTGCTGCTGTTGGTGCTGAGAAAGCGCAGTTCTGCCCAGGGCTTGCCGTCGCGGCTCAGCACGATCGGGTTGCCGGTGAGCTGGATGCCGAACCACTCGGCCGCGAAGGCGATGATGTAGCTGCGGAAGATCTCCGACTGCGCCCGGCTGGCCGAGAGAAACATCTGGTTATCGCCGGTCAGCACCGCATCCATGAAGGCTTCGGCGGCGAAGTAGTAGGTCAGGCCCACCTGCCGGCTTTTCAGCACATTGCGGATGCGGCAGGTCAGCGGGTTCTGTTTGGCGGCGAACAGCTCCTGCTGGTAGCCGAACATGTTGGCCGTGAACTTCTCCAAGAAGTCGACTTCGGAGAGGCCCGTGACGTCGTTCTTCGGCTTCTTCTCCCGCCGTTCGCCTTTGCCGCCCCGCCGCTGTTGCCGCTCGCCCTGCGGCGCGTCGCGCCCCTGGTCGCGCTCCGGCGGCCTGTCGCTCGCTGGCTGCATTGGCTTGGCGCATTGCTTCAGCAGGCGTTCGCGCACGGTGGTGAGGCGGTCCAGCTCGTCCAGCTCGCCCTTGGCCAGCGTGCCGGGCTTCTCCAGCAGCAGGGTGATGCGCCGGCTGACGGCGGTCAGCGGCTCCTCGTCCGTCAGCATCTCGTCCCAGCCGCCCTTGGCGATCCAGTAGTAGACGATCCGGACGTTGGGCAAGCCGAGTTCGGCCTGTATTTCGCGCGGCTTGGCGCGGCGCAGGTACAGGCGCTTGGCGGTTTCTTTGATCTCGATGGAGTAAGGCATGCGCCGCAGTCTATGCGGCGAAAAAGAGGCAAACGCGCAGATAAATTGCGGGCAATTCCTAGATTTCGTAGCTAGGAACGGGGCGAAAGCAAAGCGATTGAGGGGCACCTGGGCGGTGCCTATGGTGGCGGCATCTGAACCCCAACAGAGCCGAAAAGTTCATGCCCCGCTCCCTTGTTACCGACTGGAAACGCGTCGCCACCAGCGGCAAAACCGCCGACGGCCGCACGATCGAGGCGCAGGACCTGCGCGACATGGCCGAGGCCTACAACCCCGCCCTGTACACCGCGACGATCTGGTACGAGCACATCCGGTATGTGGGCAGCTTCGGCACCGTCACCGAGCTGAAGGCCGAAGACCTGGAAGACGGCAAGGTCGCTCTGTTCGCCAAGCTGCAGCCCAACGACCGACTGCTTGCGCTGAACAAGGAAGCCCAGAAGCTGTTCACCAGCATCGAGATCCAGCCCGAGTTCGCCGACACCGGCAAAGCCTATCTTGCCGGCGAG